TATTCTCTTAATTCCTTCTCAAAATTATCTACATTATAAAATGTTTTAGTGTAATGTTTTAACACATCTATCTTTTCAATGTAGTGGTTTTCAATGTATTCGTATATATCGCCAAACACTTCTGGTGATCTTTCAATTCTGCCATAGCTTCTGGTATTCATACTTTATTTTTAAAAAAGATTTTAAAAACATTTTTTTTCGATCTTTTTAAACGCACATAATGAATAAAATGATTTATCAAGTGTATGTCTGTTTTTGCTTATATTTATAATGTTGCTTATATTTAATAATGACTTACCGTCAAAAAATACTTTGGTGCAAAGAATACAAAAAATATTCCATAAAGTTATATTCAATAAGTAGGGGATATGGCTCTAATGGTTCCATTTTCGCCTGTAATAACTAAACGTACTTCTGGTCATATTTTTACACCACCCCCTTGGTGTTCTAGAAAACAACATTTAGACAAAATAAGCAAAATCATTGGCGATGGCAAAAGTATTATTAGTAAATTCACATCATTATTTTTCTTATAATATAAGATCAATTTGATTCTCATTTTTTGGCATCTAGATATTTCTTTAATAGTTTTTTCTGTAAGGTTTCTCTTTTTATTTCTACAATTTTTCCTTGGTATTTTCTCATATATTCTATATTTTTTCCTTTAGCAATTTGCTGTAATTTTTGCGTTGATTTACTTTTCAAATATTTAATATATTTTAAACCGGATCCACTTTGTTCTGTTAAGGAATATGAATAATTGTATGAAGCAGATTGTATTTTATCTGCTTCTGAATCAATGCTTTGCGTGAATTCCTTGATATCATCACCATCGAAAATCAATTTATATCCACGCATATCTATATATTTTTTAATATTTTCTTCATCATAAGTTATATAATATAAATTCTGTTTTTTATCATCTATAAAAATTTGTTTTGAACTATATATATGATAGTCATCTATACCAATACTTTGATAATTTGAAAAATCATTACTGTTTTCGGGATGTCTTTTTACATTATTGGCAACATATAAAGTTGAATATAGATGTTCGTGTTGTTCGCCATTTTCGTCATATGTGTAATATGGTTCCTGACCTTGAAAAGCATATGGATCCTGTCGAATATCTTCGAATCTATCAACTTTAATTTTATCATCATCTTTGTGTATAAATATAATTTGAATTTTAGGATTTAGCTTTAATATATTCCGGAACGTTCCAAATGATTTGATATTATACAAAATTGTTTTTTTCCTTCGTAGACCAGTCTCTCGACCTCTTAACATAGATACAAAATTTATGTTTTTTGTTTTTTTGTTTTGTTTTCCCGATGATTCAGGTGAAATATTTCTTTTCCTGGATTCTTTTTCTCTCGACATACTCTATATATTGAGAATATTATTGTGTGAATCTCTGTTGAATTTCAAATGTTACATTTGTAAACCGTATATGACAGGAGTTTTGGGTTGATTCAAGCAAGCATTTGTACAACTGAATTTATTACAATTTCGAATATTTTGTTTATTGCACCCGTATTTTGTTGGATCAATTTCACAATCTCTGGTGCAACGTTTAAGGTTAATAATGACTTACCGCCGGGGTTTAAGGTTAATAATGTTAATTCTTTATCAATTTTAGTATAGGCGTTTGTAATGATTTTATGAATCAATGACAACTTCTTGTAGCTCTTTGTTAATTCTTCAAGGGTGTTAAAGACAAATATCAATAGACATAACAATATTTTTGAGTATTACCATTACTACGATTTTCTTTATAACATTATCTTCAATATATGTCATACTTTGATCAATATGTTCAAATTTGTCTAAGATATTCATAAAATATGAGACACTCTGTTCGTGTATTTCATAAGATGCATATTGTTTTATAATACTATTCAAAACACATTCTGATATTTCATTCACATACTTTTCGATAAATATGTTTATCTTGCTTTCATCAATTAAATCATTATTGAATTCGTTAAAATATTTTTTTAAAAAGTTATTTATATTATCTAAACAACGTATCCTTTTTCTTTTTATAGATGTAGTTTGTGTAATTATATTATATGAAACACACTCCATTATGTTGATTATATTAAGATTATGATAATCATTTTTTTTAAAATCATTGATATATGAAAGATAAAAAAATAAGAGTGGTTACTTTAACGCAAGTGCGAATTAAATAATCCGGATATTGAACCTTGTCTAACTAAGTAAGGTACTGAACTATAAATATCAAATATGTGTTTCGAAAATACATATTTTGTATCAATAGGAGAGTCAATCAATTGATTTTCTTCAAAATGATCTAAAAATCTACATACCGCATTATAGGACCATATAATACCTTCTGCAAAGAAACCGTCGTCATTTAAATATCTTCTTAGTTTAATTTTAGTATCTCCTATTTTCCCTACACTATTACATTGGCCAATGTAAACAATTAATGCATCAGTATTTATATTTCTAATTTCTTTCATTATTTCTTCTATATCATTGTTGTAAGATTTGTTAAATATGGCATCAGATTCGAATATTGCAAAATAACCACTTGTATAGTTTTTTTTGATATATTTCAAACATTCAATATGATTCAAATAAAGACTTATCTCGCCATTTGTTAAAGGATTTTGTATCATATTTCTCCCATGCTTTTTCATAATATCATCTGATCTGCAATATTTATTTCTTATATCTTTTGTAATTTCATCACCCCATATATGATGAAAGAATGATACATTATTTAAATTTAAAATTTCTATTTGTTTAATTAAAAAATTATATCTATCTAATTCTTTTTCTTTTTTACATAAAAAAAACGTATGGGTTAACATCTTTTATAAATAAAAGAGAATTTAGTTTTATATCAAAGAAAAAGTTTTAAGTCATTCGCTATGTCTTGAATTGTTCTACTAAATTTATTGTTCGCAAATACTGGTTTATTTACAACACTTAACCATTCACTGTCGTTTTTCAGTAATCTATCAATTTGCTCAAATACAACATCGATATTTGTTTCATCATATATGATATATCTATCTTCATTAAAATATTGAGTAACTTTTGGAGACCCCCAATATATTGGTATTGTTTGTGATAAAAGACTATGACAAATTTTTTCTGTTATATACGTGTCCATTTTTGAGTTTTCCATTGTAACCATAAATTTAAATTGTGATATATATGGTTTAAGATCTATGGAATTATAATTGCCTTTCAATTTATATCCAATATTATTTTTGTAACCACCAGCATAAGTAACGCTAAAGCGTTTCTCTAATTTATCAAGAAAATCATTTCTAACTTGCCCATTGGGATTACTAATTAATACTAATATATCTTTCTTTGGTATATCAATTCGTGGTGTCAAATGTATTTTTTCAAGCATATCGACTATATTCATCGAATAAATATATGGAATAAATTGGGGACAATTGATGATATTGTGATTATTTTCTAGACTACACAATATAACATCATATTTATTAGAATGAGGGCATAATCTTGATTCTCCTGAAAAAAGTATAGTTTTAACCCATTTTTTATGATCGATAACAGTATTTCCAAATATACTTTCACATAAAATATCACTGTTCTCAATATTACCTATTTCTATATCTTCACCATATGATAGAGATAATAAGTTTTTAAAAAACAAATAATCAACAGGGTCTTCTTTTGACTCAAATCCTGTCCAAAAACAGTTAAAAAATACCTTCATATATTTATTTGATGAAGATAAAGTCTTATATGATAATATTATATATAATAATTAAAAAAAATTTAAATAAGAAGTTTTTTGAGATGTCCTACTCTAATATCAGTATCAATTACAATTTCATATCCTGCTTTAGCAATATTATGACAGAAATTGACATCTTCTGATGAAATATCTCTAATACACAAACCTTCTTCTGTTTTTATTTCAGTAACTTCACCATCAAAATATGGATATTTCATACTCCAAAGGACTTCTTTTCTACATCCAAAAAATCCAAGACCTGTATAATTTACAGGCAAGTATTTGAGCTCAGTTTCTTTTTTCCATTTTTCTACAAATTCTGGAGTAACAAATTCGAAATTGCCATTTTTTATTTGATAATTAAGATCCCACTTTTGAACAAATGCAAAGTTTTGAAGATCAGCCATTCTATACATACCAGCAACAACAGGGTGTTTCTCAAGTGATTCCAGAAGTTGAAATATATGTTCGGTAGAATAGATAACATCACTATCTATAGTAATCCAATAATCAAAATCACCACCATTGAATGGTTTTTGATCTGCACCTCTTTTCACATCAAGACCAAGTGTTGTCATACGCACAAATGGCACAAATGATCCAGTTCCCGGTGCAATGATAAAAGTATATTTATCAGAAGCAAATAGAGATATAATAGTATTTGCAAATGCAATCAAAAATTTTGAACTAAATTCATCTCCTGGAATCGCCAGTACAACCTTTTTCTTTTTATTTTCGGTATTATTAATTACTGTATTTTCTTCTTGAATATTTTCTTTATCCATATAGAATTATATATTCTTAATTTCTTATATTCATTTCATGTTCATAATATAGATAATGAATATTGAGACTGTCTGTTCTTCCTACTCTTTGTGCACGACCAATTGCTTGAAATTTATCTAATCCCATTGAGTGGAAAATAATAACATCAGTGGCACAATTGATGTCAATTCCACTCCCTGCAAAATTAGTATTCAGTAAAATCACATTTATTTCACCTTTGCGAAATTTTTCTAAAACGTTTACCATATGACTTGTATTTCCCTTCATTTCAGAGCAGGAAATATTCTTGTTTTCCAATTCTCTCATTAAACCATAAAACCCACTATCGTATTTACTAAACAATAAATACTTGCCTGATGGATTTTTCTCAATAATGCTCAGCAACGTATCAATTTTATCCATAATCTTGTTACCACTATTTTGATTCGAAATTTCATTTTCTGTTGTTGTAATTTCTTTCATGACTGATATAATCTTTTCAGTATTGATCGTGTTGCGACATTCTGGACATTTCATATTATTTGATATCCATCTTACAATACATTGTGCACAATAGGAATGTGTACATTCCAACATAAATGGGTTTTCAATATCATACATACAAATAGCACACATTTTGGTATTCAATTCAGTTATCCTATCTGTCAAATTTTTGAGTTTTTCATTATTTTTTTCAATATCTTTTTCAATTGTTTTGATTCTCAGTATTTTGTTTTCATTTGGAATATTAAGATTATTCACATATTCTTTTTCAATTTCTTTATTTTGTATTTCTCTTTTGATTTCATTCGATACAAGTTCAATTATATTTTCTTTTGTATCTGCTTTACCACCAAGATCTTTGATTGCTCCAGATATATCATTCGCATTTATTTTATCAAGAACTGATTTACAAATAAAATTTTTTATCGCATTAATACGTGCTGGCATTTTGCACAGATAATATTTTTCAATTGGCGCAGGAACACGAAAACTTTTTTTGACGAATTCTTTCGCACATTTTACAACAATGAGATCATGTGTTTCGTGGTTGAATGCATCCTTCATATTATATATCATACTTCTATGACACCGCGTCGTATAAGTTATATTTTCATATGTTCCTGATATTAACCATAGAAATTGATAGTAAAATAATGATGTTGATTGTGATATATCATGTGCTTCATCAATCATGATTCGCTTCCATCTTTTTATAATAGGCATTTTATATACAATATTTTGATCAGGACAATAAACACTATCATACCATGAAATTAAAGTATCCAACGTTGTATTTTTGATGAGAACTACATCATATTGGTTGAAAAAGTTAATGATATCATTATGATCTGTTGTATTAGGGAGATGTTTTTTAATAAAGTTTAAATTTTCAATAGCCAGATATTTAAATGTTGTGTGTGCTTCTAGTGCCTTTTTCCATTGTATGTAAACAGGACCTCTTGGAACTATTATTAATGTACTATTGATGATATTATTATCATAAATAATGTTTTTGTTTTTTTTAATCACACTTATGTAACTATAGTTTTTGTATCCACAGTGACTTTCATTCATTTCGTCATTATAATGAATGTTATCAGTATCATTGGATGCTATAATTGCTAATGCTGTTAATGTTTTGCCATATCCAACAATATCTCCTAATATACCAATGTTAGTTTTGACTGTTATTTCAGTTTTATCATCGTTCTCATAACTTTGGTTTATTGCGTATGATATTGTTCCCGTTGTTTCCATTTGAATTGCTTTATAAAGACACGCGAGCTGATGCATTTTAAGATCTACTTTAATTTTCGTTGGCTGAGATGCTCTAGGCGATGTCTCTTGTATTTCATAATTATATTTAACAATTGACATGTTTTTAATAATAAGTATTAAATACATTTATATCATTTTTTAATTATTGAAGAACTGAGGGAATTTGTTTTCAATAGCAGCTTTCAATGATAATGCCGTAGGTGCAATTTTAACATATTGTATAATATTTATAAACACAGACCATATTATATTTGTTCTATTCATTTTATTTTGCAATACTTTACATATAAGGTTTTTTAAAAGATTTATATTTGATTCTATCCAATTGAATAAATCTATAATAGATATCGTATTTTCTTTTATAAAATCTTGCATGTCTCCTAAAAGGTTTCTATCAATTGAATCTTTAACATTGGCATATGCAAATTCGCAAATTTGTTCGCGGTTGTTCGATAATACAGCTATTACATTTTGTTTTGATAGAATTAATTGTAAAAAATTGTTCAATTTTTTATCTAAAATATTTAATATTTTTATTGTTATTTCTGTAAATAATGAAATACAATATGAAACATCTGTTTGATTATCTATATTTATAGACCTTTTTTTCGACCATGGCCAATATCCTCCATTTTGACATGAAACTACTTTTGGTGTTAATCCGCTACGAATCATTTTTTCAATTGTCTCAAAAAGCTGATCGTTATTCAATTCATTGTTCAGATTATCAAAGTATTTTTCAAATATTTCCCCATTATTGTTAATATGATTTACGCCTGTGTACAATAAAAAATTACCGTTTATCGTTTCTATAATTTTGTTATTAATAACTTCATTTATTTTTACCCATTCAAATAGTTCTTGTGAAAGGAATGCATATAATCGAGGATTTGCCTCGAGTACAATATTCATTATTTTTAATATCATTCGTAACCCACTGTAATCGTCATCATTCATCATTAAATATATTATTTCTTTTACGAAATTTTCAATGAGATCTTTATTATATTCTATATCACCGCCTTTCATTTTTTTGTTATTCTTTGGCTTTTTGATCTTCTTCATGTGGTATTCTCGTAATTTGGGTTGTTTATCGTTAATTTTTTCTACTAAATGAGAACAGTACACCATATCTTTCAATTCTTGATATATTGAAAGATAAAAAATAATTTATAAACATTTGATTATTTTTTTATCACTGTAATTACTTATAAAAGAAGCACATTCTACTTCTGTGTTTTGATTACATACATGGTACTTAAAAAAAGACAGAAGAATAAACTTAATATATTTATTGTCACAATCTACTTTATATTCGTTTGGTTTGTATGTTGTACTTCCAAAATTGATGATATGTTTTGAATCAATAAAGTCTAATACTTCTTGACCAATATTTTCACATGTTGTATCATTAAAATGTATTGCAACGTAGTCATTATCAATGTCACAATGAAAGTGTTGTTTGATATCATTATATATTTTATAAGCAGTATACATGTAATCACTATTTGCATAAACCAAATATTGCATTTTTTTTCTTGTATTTTGAGACAAAGATTCAAAATTATAAGAATAATGAGAAAGAATTGAAATATTGGTATTATCAAATTGTTCTTCTGTTAATAAAGAAAATTTATTGTTGAAAAAAGAAATCAACAAATCGGGATATATATCCTCACGAAATACAATTTTCTTATCATTTAAACTTGCATATTCTAAAATGTTTGCAATTTGAAAAAGTTGTCTCCCAAACTTTTCATCGAGGTTACAAGATATTAAATTCATTGAATCATTATATTTATTACTTAAAATATTCTTATATTTGTTTGAAATATATGAAAATATTCGCGCTATATATAAGAATTATTTGATTTGTAATTTATAATTTGATATGAAAAAAGGGATAGTTTTCATGACAAAAATACCAAACAAACCAATGATCGACTTTTGTGGTGACCTTTTAGGAAAAACAAATTATGATATATTCATATGTGTCGATGACAACTTATACAAACCAGAAAAACAATCAACGGATAGGAAAATTCAATATTTGCAGATTGATGATAATGAATGTATAGAAAATGGATTTCAATACGCAGTATTTCCAATGAATTTAAGAACTTGTTCGTGGGATAAAACGTTGTATTATTTTTCAAATATTGACACCAGTTATGATTTTTTATGGGTATTTGAAGACGATGTTTTTATTCCATCAATTGATGCGATACAAAATCTAGATATTTTGTATAGTCAATATGATTTAGTAACAGCAAGTAATAATTGCAATAATGACGGCGAACAATCATGGCATTGGATACAAGCAAAATATGCTAAGATACCATTGCCGTGGTACTGTAGCATGGTTTGTGCTTTTGGAATTTCTAGTAAACTATTGAAATGTATTGACATATATGCAAAAGAAAATAGGAAATTAATTTTGACAGAAATTCTTTTAAATACTTTAGCAATGCATAATAATCTTAATGTTATGATAGCACCAGAACTAAGTTCAATAGTATACAAACATATATGGACATTTGAAGATTTCAAAAAGAATAAACTAAATCTATTTCATCCTGTCAAGGATTTTAAAAACCATCCAATATACAGAAAATCACTATTAGAAAATTGATATATATAATACATCGGGACAGTAAAGATCCAATAAAATAAACACTTAAGAATTTATCTAAAAAATAATATATCAACATTTCAAAAATGTGGTATGATTATCAGTGGATAGTTATTACAGGCGGCATATCTTCTTTTATAACATCATACTTTATTGGTGCCAACGACGTTGCAAACTCATTTGGACCATCTGTTGGTTCAAAAACTTTAACGTTATCACAGGCATGTATCTTGGCTGGAATACTAGAATTTGGTGGCGCTGTCTTACTTGGAGGAGAGGTTTCTGGAACTATTGCAAAATCTATTGCAAGGCCTGATTTCTTTGTAAACGATCCTGAATTTTTTGCATATGGCATGTTATGTTCATTAATATCATCGGCAATGTGGTTATATATTGCAACATATTATGGATATGCAGTTTCAACAACTCATTCTATTATCGGGTCTATTATTGGATTTTCATTAGTATACGGTGGGGAAAAATCAATAGTATGGGTCGATAACATTGATACTTTTCCTTATATTAAAGGATTAGTTCCAATAATAATATCGTGGTTTTCTTCACCATTAATATCTGGAATATTATCTGCATCATTGTTCTATGTCAATAAAATTATTATAACATCTAAAAATAACATTCGTAATGTATACATATATTCGCCATTATTATTATATTTTACATTTTTTATTAATGTTTTTTTCATATTTTATAAAGGAGGACACAATGAATTAAAATGGTCTCCACAACAGAGTGCTTGGGTATCTTCATTAGTTTCCATAGGATGTGTATTTATAAGTGGTATAATTTACAAATTTAGAAATCATAAAATATTTAATTTTAGTTTGTTATTGTCATATAAATTGTCTTATAATGAAGATAGTTATATTTTAAGAATTTATGATAAATTGACATATGGAGTGCGACAAGATATTCATCTAAGTGAGGCTACTGATATTCCTGATTTTCATATCGAAGAATTTGATGAAAGAATAGAGAATATATATAGATATATTCAAATATTTTCATCATCGTGTGTAGCATTTGCCCATGGTGCAAATGACGTTGCAAATTCAGTAGGACCATTCATAGGCATACTATATGTATATGAAAATATGAAAATGGCTAATAAAGCATATACGCCAAAATGGATATATATCGTTGGAGGATCTGGTATTGTGATTGGTTTATTTACATACGGATATAAATTAATAAGAGTAGTTGGAACAAACATATGTAAACTAACTCCATCGCGAGGATATTGCGTTGAATTGGCAACCGCTTTGACAGTATTAATTGCATCAATATCTGGAATACCAATATCAACAACTCATTGTGTTATTGGTGCAGAAATAGGTCTTGGATTAGTTGAAGGTAGTCATAACTTAAATTGGAAAATATTAAGAAAAACATTTTTAATGTGGATTTTCACAATAATAGTAACAGGTACTATATCCGCAACAATATTTGCTCAAGGTGTATATTCTCCATCGATACAAATGTCAAGAGATATTGGAATCTATGAAAACAATATCAAAACTATAATATTAAATAGCACAAATAACACTGATATAATGAAAAAAATAATTTATATATATGATAAACAAAATAAGGCATATATAGACCCCAGTAACATAACTTATTACTTAGATAATATTTGTTTTCGCGATTGGAGTTAAGACGACAGAAAGTTATGTTGTATTTATGTTATATTCATTTTTCTTCTTTTTTTGAATGGTTTGAGAAAAAAGTGATAACATGTCTTTTAGTATTGTTGCAATGATAGCAATGATAGACAACTTAAAGTGGGAACCTAGAGAATCTAATGTTTTTCACAAAGACGTCCTAGAAATGATGATATTTGATGGTTTACCCAGAGATAGGACATGGGACATCTGTAATAAAATCTTATATGATGGCAAAACTTATAAAATTTATATGCGATTTATGTCTGGCGAAGATCAACCGCGTATTTACACAAAAACCGGTGATTATCAATACATCAATGACGCGTGGAATGATGTTAAAGATGCTATCGTTTTGAATAAAACATCTAAATATGTTATGTAATGTTAAACAACGTTAAACAAAAAATAATGAAATCAAAAAAAACTTTTTTTTAATTGTTTTTTCTAAAAACAAATTTATAAAAATAACTTATTGTGGCATTGGTTTCACGTCTAGTAGTTCTACATAACACACCAATGATGAACCTCCTGGAATAACTTCTGTATTGCTATCTGAAAACAATGTTAAATAATTGTATGCTAGATATGCAGGAATTACCAATACTCTCTTTCCTCCTTTTTTCATATCTAAAAGGCCTTCATTAAGTCCTTTCATGTATTTTTGATTTTCTCTACTTCCTACACGCAACACTGACTCAGAAGTAGGAATTCCTTTGTATGTATTTGTCCATTTTTCTCCATTTTCATAAATATATCCAACCATATGGATTGTTGCCATATCACCATCCTTGGACACCTCTCCTGAACCTTCGCTAATATCTTTATATAGGAGACCTGATTTTTTGGTAATCATATCTTTAAGAAAATCTTCTCCAAAGGTACCTTTATGAATAGTCCATTGGTCAGGAGATTCTTCATACGCAATCGCTTGACGGAGTGAAACAACAAGTGGTGCTACTGTTACAACTTTTCCCACTTGATTAATAAAATTTCTTCTATCACTGTTGTTGTCCATTGTCATAGAATGTACCAAAGTACTTTTACGAAGGTGTTTTTCATATCTTAGTTTTGGTGTAGAATATGGTGTTGATGGCACAAATCCTTGCGCAGATAGTAGAATATTAAACAATAGTAAAGTTTTTAACAGATTCATCTTGTTTGTATTTAAAATACACCAAAGTCTTATATGATTTATTTGTGTGTTGTTGCATTTTTAGAATGAGATTGTTCATCAAACTCTTTTAAAAACGATTTTTTATTTGCATCTATAACACTTTTGATTCTTTCAGCCTCGATCAACAATTTTTTATATTCTTCCATCTCCGCTGGTGTAAGAGGGCGATTTTCTTCCTCAATAGCTGCATTTACTGGCATTCTGTTCAGTATTGCAGAAAAACCAATGCATTTTGCTGTGTTTTGCAAAACGAGTCTTCTTGATATACCAATATTATTATATTGATAGCATTCGCTACAATAAACTGTCATCATCAAGATTAAGATATACTTCAACATATTTATACATTACATACGACATAATTGTTTATATGAAATTGAATAAAATATATAAACATTATACTACTTTACATATTATCATTATGAATAATTTTAGTCTAAAAAAATTATTAAATGTATTTTTACTTATTGCCACATTAAGCAATTCAACGGCATACTTATTTCCAAATACAATGCATTCTATCATAAATAGTAATCATCGTTCTGGATTAGCACATAATCGCATTCTTATGATTTCAAGAAATAATGAAAAGAATGACAGAAGAACTATTTTAAAAAATACATTGTTGTTATCAGGACTGGGTCATCTTTCTATTTTCAATAGTAAAAAAGCAAATGCGCTTTTTATAAATGAAGACAAAATTATTCGCCTTTATGATAATCTCTTGCCGTCGATTTGTTATATAAACACAGAATACAAAAACACGACAGAGACACTAACAAATAGTACTAATAAAAGTCCAAATAATCCTTTTGCAAATCAAAATCCACAAAAAGGTATTGGTTCTGGATTTTTTTGGGACAACAAAGGTCATATTGTAACCAATTTTCATGTTATTAACAAAGTTGATAATGCAACTGTTATATTTACTAATAAAAAAAATGAATACAAAGAAGTTAAATGTAAACTTGTAGGTATAGACCCTGACAGAGATATTGCTGTATTGAAAATTAACACTAACGTAGAAGATTATGCATATGTGCGAGTGAGTTCAAATGATAAAATCAAAATAGGACAATATGCATTCGCAATTGGAAATCCATTTGCTCAAAATAATACAATGACAATGGGAATTGTATCTGGTAAAAATAGAAGACTTACAGCACCGAGTGGAAAAAAAATTAAAAATATTATTCAAACTGATGCATCAATAAATCCTGGAAATTCTGGAGGACCTTTGTTTAATTCTGATGGGAAACTCATTGCTATGAATACAGCATCTATGGGATTAGGTGTTTCGTGTGGTGTAAATTTTGCAGTTTCTGTTGATATGGTAAAAGAAACTGTTGATAATATCATCAAATACGGAACTGTAAAAAAACCTATTCTAGGTATTACATATCTAGAGCGTTCGCCAACACGCGATGAAGCTGAAAAAGCTAATATTCCGTATGTTGATAAGGGAGTTATTGTTTTGAATGTTCCAGAAGGAACCCCTGCATATAATGCAGGTATGCGAGGTATGAATAAAAAAGTGTATGGTGATATAATTGTTGCTATTAATAATGATGAAATTAGAGATGTAGAAGACTTTACAAATGCTCTTGAAAAATATAAACCAAATGAAAAAATAATCGTAAAAACTATTCGCGGATATGAAAAAACACCAATGCAATTTGAAGTTATTCTTGGAGAAATGGAAGATTCATATTTGACTGGATTGGAATATGATAAGTAATATTCCTACATATCTGTTTTATTATTTTTATTTCTATTGAGTTCTGCCAGAATTCGAAGATGTTTGTTTGAATAATTGCCATATTTCTCTTTAGTTTCTTTTTGTTTCAATGCCTTTGTTCTTCTCTTTTCAAATGAATCCATTGTTGTATATACTTACACAAATTTAATTATTGAATCATTTTTTTGTTTTTAATCATATTACATTTCACGATAACTTCAGTTTTTCAATAGTATTATGTTTTATGCTAGATATAAAAATAAATAATTAAAATATTTATACTCGCTTCATATTTGATTCGTCGGTAAACATTTCATCATTATCATCTGTGATTTCACTGATTTTTTTATCTTTTTTCAAATTTTTAAAAAGATCATTCCAATTATCTCCATTATATTCTTTTCCTGTTGTAAATAAACTCCCTTTAATTGGTGTATTTCTCACATCATCTAAGTCTTTAGGTTTTGAATCTTTAAACGAAGAACCAAAAAAACATTCTTCTACGGATTTCCCTAGATTTCTACACTTTCTAAGACTTTCTTTTACGTCGTATGGTTGTGTAGTATCTCTGTAATATGCTTCAAATGTAGTTCTTGCTGTATTTTTATCGTTAATAGTATTTAAACATATATTTGCTAGATCAATCCTAGAAATCATTCCAGATTTTGAATAATCCTGATTAATTTCGATTTCTTTGGCTCCTCTGTTTTCTCCATTAATTAAATAACCAATTCTAACAATTGTGTAATCAATACCATCTTGATTTTCATAAGCATTTCTAATAATTGTCTCTGCTGTTTGTTTTGTATTACAATTTTCACATTCAATACCACAAATTTTATCTACTGATGTACCCTCGTATTCCTTACAAGACCTACATGACGCAGAAACATAAACTAAACGTGGTATTTGATATTTAACACAATTTTCAACAACATTTTTAAGCGAATATACATCAATATCTTCATAGTTTTGAAAATTATCAATGTCGCTTTTGACATATCTATATTTCTTTTTAGCATTTGCGAGGAAAATTACAGATGATACATCTTTCATTTCTTTATCAAGTTTATTTTTATCTCTCATGTCGAAAACTACATTGTTAATTAGTTCTTTATTAACAATGCCAAGTTCATCATAATTAATTGGTTTTCTAGAAAATGCTTTTACTGTCTGTTTTTTATCATCTAGCAATTTCAAACATTCTCTTCCTGTTTCTCCATTTGCACCTATTACACATATTTGATTATTATTACCACCAACAATAAGACCAGATGCCAAGGCACTAGAATACTGAACAAATTCACGTCTGTTAAATGGCATTGCCATCACTACATTAAAAGATTTTACATTTATGATTTGAATACAAAAAAGTATACTACAAAGTGTTGTTTTCAACATTTTTTATAATAAACAATTATAATCTTTATATATTCACATACGTTTTATTATAAGGACACGATAGTATTGTTACTTAATATGCTATTATCTCAATTAACAGTCAATAGAAAAATTCAAATATGCATTGGAGTTAATTTTTTTT